TGCAGCTAAAGCGTCCAGGGTCTTTTGGTGGGGGTTCTTCACCCGGCCTTTCTTTAGGGCCACAAGCGAGTTGTGATGAATGCCCGTTCGTTCCGATACGATAACAAGGTTTCGGTCCCTCAAAGCCTCGATGATTTCCTCAAGCGTCATTTCTGTTGATCCTTCCACAACGTCCTGTTGACATTGCAACAGTTTTGCCGATAAGGTCAAGGGGCAGGTTAGAGCGTGGGCACCTGCCCCACAGTGGCCAGTGGCCAGAAAGAGGAAAACATGAGCCTGATGGAGACAATCTCCACCCCGCAGGATCGGCCAGTATTGGTAACGATCTGCGGCGATAGCGGCATGGGCAAAACGAGCCTTGCCGCTGCATTTCCAAACCCCATCTTTATCCGTGCCGAGGATGGCTTGCAGTCCATCGCCATGGACAAGCGCCCGGATGCATTTCCGATGGTGGGCAATGCGCAGCAGCTTTGGGACCAGCTTACCGCGCTGATCCATGAGCCGCATGAATATGCAACATTGGTCATCGACAGCGTGACGGCATTGGAACGGATGTTCATCGCGGATGTGCTGGCCCAAGACCCCAAGGCCAAGTCGATCAACCAAGCCCTCGGCGGCTATGGTGCCGGGGTGTCTGCGGTGGCGGCAATGCACCAGCGTGTGCGCAAGGCGGCGGGGGTCTTGAATGACAAGCGCGCGATGCATGTGGTCTTTGTGGCCCATGCGGATGTTGAAACTATGCGTTTGCCGGACAGTGACGATTACATGAGATATTCTCTGCGCCTGCCGCCAAAGTCGATGCCGCCCTATGTGGACGATGTGGACGTTGTGGGCTTTGTGCGGCTGGTCAGCTTTACCAAAGGCGAGGACGGGGAACGCAAGAAAGCAATCAGCACGGGAGAGCGCGAATTGATCTGCTATGCGACTGCATCCAATGTTTCAAAAAACCGTTACGGCATTACTGAACCGCTTGAGTTCCACCCCGGCGAAAACCCGCTTGCCGCATGTATCCCCGCGCTGGCCCCGTTTGCCAGCATTCGCAACACCAACAAGAAGGAAGCTAACTGATGTCATTCTGGGATCTGAGCGACGGCGAAAGCGCAAAAGACACTGGCACTGACTATGAAGTGCCGGGCGGAAACCTTGCGCCGATTCCGAACGAAAGCGACGTGCTCGCCATCATTGACGAGGCAAAATGGGCCGACAAGGACGGCAACGAATACCTGTCCCTGCGCTGGTCTGTGCTGGAGCCTGAGCAATACAAAAACCGCAAGGTTTTTCACAAGCTGTGGGTCAGTGACACCGATCCCGGCGCGAAGGACGAAGCGGCGGGCATCAAAAAGCGCGACAAGGCGCGGCGGATGCTGGCGGCGATTGACGCCAATGCCGGGGGCAAGTTGGCTCGCAAGGATGGCAAGCCGTCCGATGATGATCTGGGCCTGCACCTGTGCAACAAGCCGATGATTATCAAGTGCATGGTGTGGGAAATTGAGGACCGGAAGACGGGCGAAACAATTACGGGTAACTGGGTTTCGGCGGTGGCCCCGAAGGCCAAGGGCGTTGACGTGAAGGCGGCAACTGAACCAGCCAAGAAAGCGGGCGGCGGCGGCGGCGGATACGGTGGCGGCGGCGGTCAGACGCAACAGCGCCGCGTTGAGATGGACGACGAAATCCCTTTCTAAGGCGCATAAAAAAGCCCGCTATCGGGGGTGAAGCCGATAGCGGACCACGGTCAGACATGCACGGAGGACTACCAAGTGCAAGGATTGCAGAACATGGAACAGAAGTCAACAGAGTGGTTTGCGGCGCGCAAGGGCCGGGTGACGGCTAGCACAGTCGGGGCAATCCTGGGGGTCGCGCCCTACATGACGCGGGCGGAAGCCATGCGCCGAATGGTGAGAGATGCCCACGGCGCGGAAAGCGAGTTTACCGGCAACATTGCCACCGAATACGGCAACCGCAACGAAGACGGCGCGCGGTCGGAATACCAAATGTTGACCGGCCACAAGGTCGAAACCGTAGGATTTATCGCCTATGAAGATTGGGCCGGGTGTTCACCTGATGGGCTAATCGAATGGGGCGGGTTGGAAATCAAGTGCCCCTTCTCAATGCGCGACGATGCGAAGGATTTTGCGCCACTGGATGACCAGCCGCACTATTACGCGCAAGTGCAGTTCAGCATGGTCTGCACAGGTCTTGATCGGTGGGATTTTTTCCAATGGTCGCCCAAGGCTTACAAACTTGAAACCGTTCTGCAAGACGCAGAATGGCAGGCGGAAAACATGCCGCGCTTGCGCCAGTTTTATGCGGAATATTTGGCTGAATTGGAAAAGCCGGATGAACACTTGGCGGCAAAGCGGGTTGAAATTGACACGGTGGAATCCGCCCGCATGGTTGCGGAGTGGGACCAACTGGCCGAGGCAATTGAACGGGCTGAGGAGCGCAAGAAAGACCTTCTGGCCGATATGGTGCGGATTGCCGGGGATCGCAACGCGGTATTCGCTGGGCGCAAGCTGACCAAGACTGAGCGAGCCGGGTCGGTATCCTATGCCAAGGCGCTGGCCAAGTATGCGCCTAGCGCTGATCTGGAACCGTTCCGGGGCAAGGGGTCAAGCTTCTGGGGGCTGAAATGAGTGTTCAATTGAAGGTTTCCCATGGCCTGCGCCCATATCAACAGGCCGCAGTTGACGCGGCCATAAACTGGATGCGGCAAAGCATTGATCCTTTCGTGATCGACGCCGCAACAGGGGCAGGCAAGTCGCACATCATCGCAACCATCGCGGCGGATATTAACAAGCGCACGGAAAAACGGGTTTTGTGCCTTGCCCCAAGCGCTGAGTTGATTACGCAAAACCGCGAAAAATATCTGGCCACGGGCAACCCGGCCTCGATATTCAGCGCCAGCGCCGGGGCCAAGGAATTAAGGCATCCTGTGGTTTTTGGCAGTCCATTGACTGTCAAGAATAAGATAAGCCGCTTTGGCGCTGAATATGGGCTGGTGGTCATAGACGAGGCGCATGGGCTAACGCCCACTGTGCGGGGCATCCTGGACGCTATGCGGGCGGCAAATCCCAACCTGCGGATATGCGGCTTGACCGCAACGCCTTATCGCTTGGGGTCGGGCTGGATTTACCGTGTGGGGCCGCAAGGGCAAGTGCATGGCGAGGATGTTGCGCGGGAACCTTTCTTTACCAAATGCGTTTACACCGTGGGCGCGCGTGATCTGATTGAGCAAGGCTTTTTGACTGAGCCTGTCATAGGCGGCACAATGGCCGAGGGGTATGACACCCACGGGCTGACCACGAACAGCCTCGGCAAGTTTGACGCGGACGCCGTTGACCGCGCCTACCACGGGCACGGGCGCAAGACGGCAGCCATCGTCGCGGACGTGGTGGCACAGGCAGCCCAGCGCCAAGGCGTGATGTTCTTTGCCGCTACGGTGCGCCATGCGCAAGAAATCATGGCAAGCTTGCCGCCTGAATTGTCGGTCATGGTGACGGGCGAAACGGGCAAGGCCGAGCGGGATAGCCTGATACGGCGGTTCAAGGCCAAGGCAATCAAGTATCTGGTCAATGTGTCAGTGCTGACAACTGGCTTTGACGCGCCGCATGTGGATTTGATTGCCATTCTGCGCAAGACGGAAAGCGTTGGGTTGTTGCAACAGATCATCGGTCGCGGGCTGCGGATATGCCCCGGCAAGACTGATTGCTTGATCTTAGATTATACCACGAACCTTGATGATCACTGCCCGGACGGTGATTTGTTTGCGCCCGTTGTGAAGTCGGGCAAGTTGGGCGGGTCAGGCGGGATTGTGGCGACATGCCCGATCTGCGCTTTTGATAATGGGTTTTCTGCGCACAAGGACTATCTGGACGCCAAGCTAGACGCGGCGGGGTATGTGCTGGATCTGGACGGGCAACAGGTCATGACCGAATGGGGTCCGATGCCAGGGCACCACGGGCGGCGCTGCATGAATATGCTACGCTCCGGGCCACGCGGCGAATACGAGAGGTGCGACTATCGTTGGACCAGCAAGGAATGCCCGCATTGCGCCGCACCAAATGACATAGCGGCGCGGTATTGTCGCGAGTGCAAAGGCGAGATTGTTGACCCGAATGACAAGCTGCAAGCCGATTTTAAGGCGTTGAAGCGTGACCCGACACAGATTCAAACAGACGAGGTTGTGCGGATGGAATGCAAACCGGGTATCAGTCGCAATGGAAACAAAACAATCCGCATTGAATGGGTGACGCCTTATCGCCAGTTTACAACGTGGGTGCAGCCCGAGGCGAAAAATTCGCGTGGAGCGCGCGACTATGTAAAG